GGTCACTACCGACCGCTAAAGTGATGGCTACAATAAGCGAGATGCCTGTAGTGGATCGTATGTGGGCTCAGACAAAATCGTGGTGCGACGCATTTTACGGGCGCGCAGAGATGAAAAAAGAAACATTCTACGAGTTCATTCGGAGAACCACAGGCTGCAAGATGCTCTCAGAAGAGGAGCACGTCGCTAATCAAAAAAAACTAGGAACTGAAAAGATCCATTTTTTGCAGGATGAGATCGATACTCTTGCTCCCGAGTCCTTTGATTTCTTCAAGCCTTTCGAGAGTAATGTCGTACACTCTGTTTAAACCATGTTTTTTCAAAAGTTTCTCAACCTTCGTAGGTAGGCACAGGACACTAATTGGCATGTCTTTTTGTAAGATTTCCAATCCACGTCTAAAATGAATTAACTCTTCGTCTATATTTATAATATTATTTTGCATTGGTGCCCATGGAATCTACAATCAACGAAACAGTCGTAGCAGAAGATCCAGTTGTTAATCAAGGTGCTGAAGAGACACCAGAGGAAATCAACTGGAAAAAGTTTCGTGATGAAAGAAAGCGAGATCAGCAAATTGCTGCGGAAGAGAAGCGCAAGCGCAACGAGATAGCCGAACAGAATCGAATCATGAAAGAAACGATTGCGATGCTGAATCAGCGCCCGGATCTTACACAGAAAGAAAAAAACAACATCGTAGCCAGCATCCCACACGATCAGTTTACCACAGGTCAAGATGTCGTCAACTACGTAGACAGCAAGATCGAAGCGTTTCTACAAAACAAGCTTGATGCACTGCTAGACCAGCGTGAAAGAGTACGTGAAGAGCGTAAAAGGCAAGAAGAGCAGCAAACCTTTCCAGACAAGTTGCGAAGAGAATACAAAGATTTTGATGACGTGTGCTCTAACGAAAACCTGCTCTACATGGAATATCACCACCCCGAACTTTCCAAATCCCTCGAAGATCTCCCAGAAGGATTTGAAAAGTGGTCAAGGATCTACAAGGCGGTAAAGCGTTACATGCCAAACCAAGACACAAAGAAAACACAAGCTAAGATAGAGTCTAATCTGTCAAAGCCAAAAAGTGGGTCAAGCCTCGGAACAGCCTCCAAAGACGACAAGCAATCTATCAGGTTAGACGAAGCAGCCAAACGCGCTAACTGGGAACGCATGCAGAAAGCTCTGAAGGGGAGCTAACAGCATCGTCGTAACCGCGATTTCGCATATTTTCCTGGATGGTAACCCAACGACAGTTCTCTTTGCAGTAGGGGCCGTTGTTGTCTATCCGGTCTAGTGTCATCCCGATCGGTCGGGGTGACACGTCTTTGTAAAAGTCATCAAACGTCTGCCACCTTTCGCATACTGTGATCCCTCTACCCCCATAGCGGTGGTACTTTGGATCCTTCGGGTTGGAGCAACGCGATTTCATGGTGGACCACACTTTGTAAAGTGGAGAACGAGATTTTCCATGGGTAGCGTTGTTTTGAGATTTAATTCGATTAGAGCAATTGAAGCATTGAGTTGATTGACCAGATCTTAGGGTGGGTCCGTGCATGATTGCTTCGTAACCGCACTGGCAACGGCATAGATATTGATAGCTTTTGAATTTCTTTCCGCTAAAACTTATTACTTTCCATTTTCCAAACTTCCTTCCGATCATTGAGTCAATCGATGATCCATCTATTCTGGCACAAGACCTGCATTTTGTAGATCTTCCCTGACGCAAGTCCAAACCACGGACTTCGTTTGTATTTCAACAATCACAGATACACTCAAAGTGCCTGCCTAACTTTCCATTACTTCCAATATCTTTAATCACTGTCCACAATCCAAATCGTTGACCCGTTAGGTCAAATTTATCGCCTGCTTTACTTACCATAGAAACTCTCTCAGTTTATGATCACATACACTATTTTAGCTCATGACAGACTTTTAAAAAATGAAAAATGAAAACTCACATGGATAATAAATGAAAAATTTTGATAGGATAAAAACATGGGCGCTAGAGTCGACTCAAAACCCATGAAAATCGCTGTACGCACACTCGCAAGTGCTTGATTGTAAGAGGGTTCATCACCTCATTGGGCTGTATCACTGTTCGCCCACAGGGTTTAGAGATAAATCCTTGTTCAGGATCAGAGAATGGCTACAGGCGTAACTAATCCAACAAACATGATGCCAGAAGTGCCGGCTCAAATGGCACAAGATTGGCTCAGTACTCCCCTATTTAATCTTATCCATTCGTTTGGATCAGACATGCATTACATGGAAAGTAATGTGTCTGGACCTAACTATGTGATGAGCCGACTCAACCCGCTATCCACAGAAGGTGGTCAGCTGGATGGATCGGGCATTGACCCAGCGCCAGAAGTTCCAGTTCGTACAGACGTAACTGCGACTATGGAGTTCTATGCAAAGTGCATCATCGTCAACGAGCAGGTAAACGAATCTGCCTGCCATCTAGTCACCGCTTAGACAAGGATACTAGAAAAAACTTGGCCATATGCTGGAAACCCCTAAAGCCCTTTGTACGCCTAGCGTGACAATCAAAGGGATGATCATTCGTGAAATGGGCAATCAGCAGGAAAGGCTCCGCAAGGGGAATCCTCAACGACTTAACGCCAGGACCCATACCTAGTCAGTAAGGGTAAGATAAAGTCTAAACTCATGGGAAACCATGAGAGGATGGGTCGAAGTGCCTGTCCCGCCATAGAGATATGGTCAGTAGGGGTGGAACCCGAAAGTAATAGATAGAGATATTTTCCAACACGCTAACCTCCAGGCGAAATATTCGATTTTGGCTGGCCAGTGGATGCGGGAAAAAGAAGACCTGTTGATGCGTGACCTGTTGGCCTCATCGCCGACGTACATCAACGCAACTAACGGCGTCAATGGTCAGATGCCTACTGAGATCACTGCTCAAGATGTGAATAACATCGAGCGTATCTTGCTTGGAAACGATGCTCGTACACTGGTGCAAAGCATTCAGTCTACGGACCAATTCGGTACAGCTAGCGTGCGGGATGCTTTCTTTGCGCTGTGCAGTACTGATATCACATCAGATCTACAATCTGTCACAGGAGTAACCCTTAAAAATGATTACCCAGGTGTGCAGGGAGATCTGAAACCTGAAGAGTTTTGTTCAATCAGCCGATTCCGATTCTTCGTTTCATCTAAGGGAGCAAAAGTGCTTAACGCATCTAGCCCTGGTGGTCAGACGGTATACAAAGTACCTATGTACGGTGTGGAATCCTTCGGCAAAATTGAACAAAACAATTACAGTGCAACGCTGGGTATGATTCCAAAGTGGGCAATGTCGAACGTGGCCCAAAACTATGGGATCTATGCTAAGTTTGCGATCGCACGTGCTATCGAAAACCAGTCGTGGCTCTCTGGCCTTAACGTCACACAGGGGAACTAATATATGGCTAGCTTAACATTGAAACAGCGCGGCCGTTTTACCTCTGACGGGACGGCGAAAAAGATCCTTCTTCCTGGTGGAGCTGACTACTTTATGGTGATCAACCAGACTCAGCTAGCTACTACACAGGCGACGGGTAGAGGCGTTCGATTCGAGTGGACTCCAAACCAACTCGACAGATGCTCTTAATATGGTTCTTGTTTCTAGTGGAGGTTTTACCTACCGCACCGCCCCGCAAGATCCAGGTTCTCCAAAAACGATTACGGCGATTACCGCTGCTAGCCCAGCTGTCGTTAGCTCGACGAGCCACGGATTTAGCAATGGTGACCGCGTAGTGATCTACGGAACGACTGGGATGCTGCAAATTGGTGGAATGAACTTCACCGTTTCTAGCGTTTCGGCCAACGCATTTACTCTAGCAGGTCTAGACGCTAGTGGATTTGCTGCTGCGGCAACAGCTGGTTTTGCGCGTAAAATCGCACCATTGGCTGAGGTAGAGCCTGAGTCCCTATTCATCACTAATATCACACAGGCAACATCTGCGGTGGTAACGACTGCCGTAGAGCATGACTACGTGGTCGGTCAGGTGATGTACTTCTCTGTTCCTGCTGAATTTGGCATGAGCCAGATGAATGCTAAACAGGGTCGGATCACAGCGGTAGCAACGAACACCATCACAGTTGATATCGATTCCAGCGGTTTCGATGCTTTTGCGTTCCCTGCTTCGACAGCGACGCCAATTGTATTCCCGATGGTAGGTCCACAAGGATCTAGGAATGTGTACAACTACACAGAAATTCCGTATCACACTGGGCAGTTTGTTCCTTACATTCTGCTTGCAGCAGGTGTGCAATCTCCTGCTGGATCTACAAGTGACGTGATTGACTGGATGGCTTTCAACGGCTACTACAGTGCTTAATTCGATAGCGGGGGGAGACTTCTCCCCTCGCTTATAATAAGAAATATTTAGGTAAAGTTATGGTCATACAAGTTACTGGATACGGAGAAGAACACGGTCTACTTAGAACAATTCCCAATAGCTGTAAGGAAGGATTCAAGGGCATGAGCCCAGAAGACAAATCAGCTGCTGAGAAAGAAAAAAAGAATGACGCGAAGATGGTCAAGTGCCGTTATTTTAACCGTCAGTCAAGAGATGGGATCTTAGAAAAGCCATACTGTCGATATGCTGGTGAAACTATCCAGATTTGGAAGTTTCTTAGCGATTACGAATACACGGTTCCCTATGGTCTTTTTAAAGAAGTAAATGATACTAAGAGACCAAAAAGAGATATCGAAGAAGACAGTCGAAGAAAGCCACGTGATTCATCTCCTGAAACAATCCATGAACTGATCGCCATAGGCTGGTAGGTGTAGTGTGGTAGGGTCGCAGCAGTCAACGCTCGAGCAGATTCAAAATAAGGTTAGGAAGCTGACGGCATCTCCTGACGAATCGACCCTATCTACTCAAGATTTGCAAGAACGGATCAACACGTTCTACGAGCAAGATTTTCCTTATGCGATCAAGTTAGACCAGACGCGTCAGGTCATCAAGATCTTCACAGAGCCCTACATTGATGTTTACCCGGTAGATATCAATACTCTTCAGGGTATACGTGATCCTGTCTACTTTGAGGGCACGCGTGGGGCACTGTACAAAGATCGTGGCCAGTTCTTCAATGCGTGGCCTCGAACTAGTCAGAGCTCAACACCCGCTTATGGAGACGGCTTGACCAGTACGTTCAGTTGGACGATAGGTGGGATACCATTTCTAAGAAACATGGTTGTCATCGGCTATACCAATACTGCTGGCGATTCAGTGGCGATTGCTGATGATGGATTGGGTGGTTTTGTGATTGGCAATACCACCACAGTGGTTACTGGATCTGTCAACTATGTGACCGGCGTCTTTAACTCTCTAGTATTCCCTTCGGTTCCTGCATCTGGTACCCCTATCACGCTTTGGGTGGCTCAGTATTCCGCAGCTCGACCCTACTCCATTCTATTTTGGAACAACGAAATTACGGTGCGTCCGGTTCCAAACAATGTTTATAAAATAGAATACGAAGCCTATCAGACCCCCGTTGGATTTCTAGCCACTACAGAATCTCCAACTATCAAGCAATGGTGGCAGTACATTGCTTATGGTGTGGCTGCTGAGCTACTAAGAGACCGTCAGGATATGGAAGGTGTCGCCAACCTGATGGAAGGTTTCAAACGCCAGGAATATCTAGTTTTGGAGCGCCAGGCTGTGGAGGAGATTGGTGTAGCTAATTCGACCATCTATAACTCTTCTACATGGCCTAACGGAACTGGACAGGGGATATGGCGGTAGTATGGGGAGCTACAAGCCTATAAAGATATCCGGGGTTGAGACTGGCCTAGTCCAATCGCGCGAGGAGTTTCTTCTTCCAAACGATGCCTTCCCCACTCTAGAGAACGCCTATATCTGGCGTGAGAGAATAAGAAGAAAGCTAGGAACGCAGCTGCTCGGTCGATTGCGCAGATTGTTTACCGCTGTTTCCATAGGAAATAGTGGTGCTTCTGTCTGGTCTATCAACGCTTACTCTGCGATGGTGCCGCCGGTTACCCCTGAGTCAACAGCTCAAATTGAAATAGGCAGTATATCGATTAGCATAGGCGCCATTGTTTTCGTAGATGAAGGGAATGGTATTCTGTCCTCTGTAACTCCTGGAAATAGTGGGACGATTGACTATCTGACTGGAAATATTTCTCTGACTCATACGGCTGGAGCCGGTATTCCATCGACGATCACTTTTGGATATTTTCCAGGTCTTCCAGTGATGGGTCTATCCGATAGGGAGCTTACAGCAACGAATAACGAGATGCTGATAGCTTTTGACACCAAATATGCTTACAGGCGCGGCGGAACGGGTTGGATCGAGTTTATTCCTGGAACCACTTGGACAGGCAATGACTCTGATTTTTTCTGGACGACTAACTACTGGGTTAGCGCAACGAATCAGAAACTTTTTTGGGCATCGAACTTTTCTGGTGTTACTGGCGATCCCATGCGGTACACAGACGGAACGACTTGGAATAACTTTGCCCCTGCTCTCGATGACCCAGCGACGACATATCTTCAGCAAGCGCTTATCTTGATCCCGTTCCGTTCACGATTATTGGCGATAAACACGTTAGAGGGAGCGACGCTTGCTGGATCGACCACTTACCCTAAACGTATACGTTGGGCAGCTATCGGTAGCCCTATCACTGCGACGGCATGGAACCAGGTGATTGGTAAGGGCGGATTCCTGGACATTCCAACTTCACAGCACATTATCGCGGTCGGATTTGTCAGGGATAACCTAGTTATCTACTGTGAGAGGAGCACTTGGCAGCTTCGATACACTGGTCAGTCGATTCAGCCGTTCCAAATCGAAAAGGTAAACACAGAGCTAGGAGCAGAAAGCACATTCAGCGCTGTTCCATTTGACACGACGTTGGTTGGAATCGGCGACAAAGGAATTGTCTATTGTGATTCGTTCAAGTCCGAACGGATGGATATCAAGATCGTAGACTTCGTCTTTTCGATCAATAATCTGCAAAATGGACGTAAGCGTGTCCATGGGATCAGAGACTACATCCAGAAAATGGCATACTGGACTTACCCGACTAATGATCCACAGAGCAAATTCCCCAATCGAAGGCTAGCTTACAACTACGAGAATAACTCGTGGGCGATCTTCACGGACTCATTTACTTGTTTTGGAAACTACCAACCCAGCGCTAGCAAAACGTGGGCTCAAACTCACTACACATGGGCCAGTCAGCATATTCCATGGAGTGGTAACACTGCTGAGAGTCTGTTAGTGGTAGGAGGTAATCAACAAGGTTACGTGTCTATCCTGGATCAGGCGACGACAAACGACAAAAGCTTATTCATTACTGCGATTGCAGGAAATGATAC